CCCACAAATCCTGTATCACCTTGCAAAAGAAGATGACGTTGCAAAGCGTCTAACTTCTATGTCGCCAGCGCAGGCGCTACGCGAGATTGGGAAACTGGAGGCGCGGTTTGAGAAGCAAACTGAAACCAAGCCGAGTAATCCTGTCGGTAAGAGTAAAGCACCACCGCCGATTAGCCCTATTCGCGGAACGGGCAAGATGAGTGATGTGTCGATTGGCTCTGACGGTCAATTCCACGGAACTTATCAAGCCTGGAAAGAAGCGAGAAAAGCTGGTCGAATCCGTTAGTATTTTAGGAGTATGTAAATGAGCAACAATCTGCTTACCATCTCTAAAATCACCAATGAAGCATTGATGGTTTTAGAAAACGAGTTGACGTTCACCTCGGAGATAGATAGAAACTACGACGACCAGTTCGCTGTCGTTGGTGCAAAAATCGGTTAACGTATAGGCCGATTTAAAACCGTCTCTGATTGACTTGGAAGCCCAGAAGTGGGCGACAGGGCGCAAGGGTAAAGCCAGCGTGAACGACTAAGTGAGATGGCGCTAGACGATAGTTTAGTGATGCGATAGTCTGAACTACCATATAACTGAATTGAAGTGGTAGAGAGAAATCCGAAGCGGTTTCTCCACTAGCGAAAGCTAGGGGTAACAGAATGAATACTGTAAACGTACGCCGTCCAGGGCGCTTTATTGGTACTACTGGCCCAGCGTTGAACGTGGAAGACTTTAACGAGACCTCGGTTCCCGTTACTTTGTCGACCCAGTTCCATGTGGATAAACCGATGTCCACATATCAAGTAGCAAACAGCGCATTTTTTGCTCTGACTGCTTGATTGGAAAAACCGTCCCTGATTGACTTGGAAGCCCAGAGGTGGGCGACAGGGGGCAAGCAAGAGGAAACTCTGTGCAGCCTGAACGACTAAGTGGGATGGCAGCGAAAGCTGATGCGATAGTCTGAACAGCGATATAACCTGATTGAAGTCGCTGAGGGTAGGTCGAAGCACCAACCCCGCCCGAAAGGGTCAGTAGGCTGGAGAGCCGAAGTAACAGAATGACCCAGTTCACCACTCAAGACCTGGCCCTGTCGCTGGATATGTTTAGTGACCGCGTTCTCAAGCCCGCTGTGGCCGCCATTGCCAATAAGATTGACCGTGATGGTCTTGTTATGGCTAAAAACAATACCGCCAATATCGTCGGTACTGCTGGCACGCCTCCAACTGGTTTGATTACCTACCTGACCGCAGGCGCTTACCTCGATGCCGAGGGTGCACCCCGTGATGGCCGCCGTTCGTGTATCGTGGAGCCTTTCACCGCTGCGACTATCGTTGACAGCTTGAAGGGTCTGTTTGTGCCTCAAGAAGCCATTGGTGAGCAATATCGCAAGGGCTTGATGGGACGCGACTCCGCAGGCATGAACTGGAAACTTGACCAGAACGTTGTGAGCCAAACTTTCGGTTCGTATAGCACTGCTACCTTGGCGTGCAATACTTCGACCGCAACTGGCTTCCTGACCTCTGGCTGGGCTTCTTCGTCCACCATCGCGCTGACCGCCACGACTGCAACCGCATCGCTGCAACAAGGTGACGTTATCACCATTGCAAACGTGTACGCAGTCAACCCACAGAACCGCCAGGCTTACGGCTCTAACAAGCTGCGTAACTTTGTCGTGACCTCTGCTGTGACTGTTGCTACGTCCGGTACTACCTCGGTGACTGTCAGCCCCGCTGTCATCTCCGCAGGCCAGTTCCAAAACGTGTTCATCTCGGCTACGTCTTCGACCGCTGCTGTGACCCCGTTTAACAATACCGGAACGGTTTCTCCGCAGAATATAGTCATGCATCGGCATGCATTTTGCTTGGCAGTTGCTGACCTCGAGCTGCCTGACGGAGTCCACTTCGCTGGCCGCGCTTCCGACAAGGAAATCGGTCTGTCCATGCGCGTGGTTCGCCAATACACCATCAACAACGATTCCATTAACGGTGCAAACGATAAAATGTTTGCTATGGTGGCCTAATACTGTAAGGTGTTAAGGAAAAATCTTCTCTGATTGACTTGGAACTCTGGAAGCAGACAACAAGGCGCAAGCGATAAAAAGCAGCGTGAACGACTAAGTGAGAAGACAACCTGTAAAAAGGTTGATGCGATAGTCTGAACTGAGACGTAACTTAATCCCGAAGTCTCAGAGGGTGAATCGAAGAATTTACCCCGCCATTGAAAAATGGTCAGTAAGCCGAAAGGCCGAAAGTAACAGAATGCCCGACTCGTTTGGATGTACTGTATGGCTGGGCTCCTCTCTACCCTGAGTTGGCCTGCCGCGTTGCCGCTTAACATTAATTTGTAAAGGAAAAATATCATGGCAAATCCAGGCCCAGCAACCACCGTTGCCAATCACCCCGCTAATTTGGCTTCCAATCAGGCAATCCGTCTGTTGGCAAGCTACCAAGGCGTGAACGTGAATGCAACCGGTGACACCGTATTGCCCATTAACAATACGTCTTCGTACAGCGTCAGCAACGTGATTTTCACGAATGCAAGCGTATCCCTGACCACCGCAGCAGCAGGCTTGTTCACTGCTCCGTCGGCAGGCGGTACTGCAATCGTGTCTAACGCCGCGCTGTCCGCTATGACCGGCTCAACCGTTGTGTCGCAACGCACCGTGGCATCTACCGCCCAACAAACAGGCCAAAACCTGTATGTGAACGTCGGTACTGCCCAAGGCGCTGCTGCCACGATGGACGTTTACGTCTACGGCTACGACCTTTCTTTCCTGCCTTAAACGGGTAAGAATAGCCGCCTGCTGGGATATTCTCGGTAGGCGGCTTTTTTGCTTTTAGGCTACAATTCAATCAATTCTTAAAAGGAATTTCTTATGGCATCGACTACCGTCACCCGTGGAAACTCGCACGAGACTTTCTACATTGGCCCATCCCTTACACCCACCGCAGTTTCGGCTCAAAGCACATCGAATCAAACATTCAGCGTGCCTGGTTTGCTGACCACGGACATCATTGTTCCGCAGGGTTACATCACAAACCAAATCAGCGGCGTGTTTATCGTTGAAGCAGACTGCTTGACCGCAGGCGTTTTGACCGTTCAATTTGGCAATTTCACCTCTGGCTCGGTGACACCATCGGCTGGAACGTATGAATTCCAAATCGTTCGGCTTGAAGGCCCAACTCCTGTGAATGCGGCCTAATCATGGCAGGCACATCCGTTATCCGTACAGTAGGGCCAACCGTTGCCCTATCGGTAACGGCTTCGTCCACTGCGGCTACCCTCATTGATGACAGCACTAACGACCAAGTCAATTACGCAAGTTTTTTGAATACTGGTGCGGTTGCTGTTGCCGTTAAATGGGGCGACGCTAACGTGGGCGCTGCTGTCCTACCCGTAAGCGGAACAAATGGTGATTACATCCTGCCTGCGGGCATGACTTCGCCTGTTGTTCTTGCTGTGCCTACCACGCCGTTTTATGTCCGAGCAATCGGCGCGGCTGCTGGCCCATCTCTTTTGTACGTCACACCTGTGGCAGACCAATCGTAAAAGGCGGGGCTTTGCCCCTTGAAAAATGACCTCTGCCGCACTTACGCAAACAATCAATATCGTGCCCGTGCAGGGCATCTTTAGCGAGACGGGCGTTTGTGTCGGCTTAGTAGGCCCAGGCGGGGAGTTTTTCTCCCCTCCTATCAATTCAGATGTAATCCAAAACAGCACGATTGATTCATCTCCAATCGGCTCAACAGTCCCATCAACGGGCGCGTTTACAACAATCACAAGCAGCGGACTTGCGACGTTTAACAATTTTGCGTCCAACAATGTCAACATCACCGGCGGCTCAATTTCCGGTGTTTCTATTGCAATCACCGCGTTAAATAACACTCCAGTCGGCAATATCACGCCATCTACCGGCGCGTTTACCACTCTCAGTTCCACCAGTCTGTCGGTCACAAACACAATTAGCGGCTCAATTAACGGCAATGCAGCCACCGCGACTTATGCGACCACCGCAGGGTCAGCGACTACGGCAGGGTCAGCCACTACCGCTACAACGGCCACAAACCTCGCAGGCGGCGCAGCAGGGTCTATTCCTTATCAGACAAGCGCAGGCGCGACATCAATGCTTGCAACGGGCACAGGCGTACTTGTTGGTGGTGTAACGCCAAGCTATACAACGACCCCGACGCTGACCGGCACAAACATTACAGGCATTCCTAATGGCGGTTTGCTGAACTCAAGCATCACCATTGGCAGCACGTCGATTGCGCTTGGCGCTACGGCATCCACGCTGACTGCAGTCACTTTGGCTAACCCAACCATCAGCAATTACGGCGCGTTTACATCAACATCTGCCCCAAGCTATGCGGAAGGTCGGCTTTGGTATGACTCCACGCAAAAGGCGCTGTCGTACTTCAACGATGTAACGAACAACACAATCCACGTCGGCCAAGAGACCCAGCTAAAGGTTTACAACAACACCGGAAGCACAATTTCTAAGGGCGCACCGGTTTACATTATTTCGACCACAAGCGGGTTTACCTACCCTCTAATTGCCTTGGCACAAGCCAATACGCAAACCACAGGTAACGCCATTGGGTTGGCAAATCAAGACATTCCTACGGCTACAGCCGGTTATGTAGTCATTGCCGGTCTAATTAACGGTCTAAGCATTGGTTCCATGACAGTCGGGGACACGGTTTATGTAAGCCCGTACTCTGCTGGTCAGCTAATGAACACCTACCCGCCGACAGGGTATCCGGTGAAGATTGGCGTTGTCGCATATGCCAACACGCCCAATGGCGCAATTTACGTTAATCAATCACATTCGTATGTGTTAGCTGGTAGCGTAGTCGGAACACTTGCTATTGCGAACGGAGGCACAAATGCTACAACGACTCCGACTGCGGGCGCGGTGGCGTTCGGCACGGGCACGGCTTATTCGTTTACTGCGGCAGGCACTTCAGGGCAAGTCTTAACTTCGGCTGGCTCAGGCACGCCAACATGGTCAACGCCCACGGCTTACGCAACGGTAACGGACGACACGACTACTGCATCGGTTCGTTATCCCTTGTTTGCCAACCAAACAAGCGGAAACATTTCTACCGAATACACCAGTTCCACCAAACTGCAATACACGCCAAGCAGCGGATTGTTGGCCGCCACCACGTTTAGCGGCTCGGGCGCAAGCCTGACCAATATTCCTAACGCGGCGCTTACCAATTCGTCAATTACTATCGGCTCGACCGCGGTCAGCCTAGGCGGTACGGTCACCACAATTGCGGGTTTGACATCGGTCACTAGCACGACATTTGTCGGTGCGCTTACAGGAAATGCAAGCACAGCTACATCGGCGACCACGGCCACAAACGCCACAAACATTGCCATCACGGACAACACAAGTTCGGTATCAACGTATTATCCCGTCATTTCGTCCGCAACAACTGGAAATGTCGGTGCAACCACATCGTCTACCAAGCTAAGTTTTGTGCCTAGCACGGGCGTATTAACCGCAACATCATTTGCTGGCGCGGCAACAGGATTG